GTACCAATCTCCAACACCTCTACTGGTTGATTAAGAGGAATCTCACGTGATGTGGTCTTTGGATTGAACACATAGTCACCAACATACTTCTCGAGGTTGTTGGGATCCTCATCAGCCATACCCTTATCAACTGCTTGCTTGATCTTTTCCCATGAAATACATTTCTTAGGATACGGGCCACCGATAACATCATACTCACTATCATCAGACTGCATTGCCAAAAGAGCAATAACGTCTTGTGGATTGAAGCCAATATCAGCATCGATGAACATCAAATGAGTAGCACTAGAGCGCATGAACTCATCGACGCAGTAGTTACGAGCTCGTGTAATCAATGACTCATTGAACAAAAAGAACAACTGCAACTGAATACCGTGCTTGGTACAGATAGCAGATAGGTCTGCAACAGACCGAGTAAACATACCAGCGCACTGGCCACCGTACATCGGAACAGCAAGAAACAGCTTACGCTTCTGCAGCTCTTCAATATTTACTTGTAACTTAAAACCTTCTGACATATTTACTCCTTAGTATATTTTTTATCATGCTCACTATTCAAACCATATGACCCGTTGTATAGGGTCAATGCTTCTGCTTTAAAGAGTAGGAACTGAGCAACACGTGTCCCTTTCTTGATTCTAACTGGGCCACCTCGGACATGCATTGCACCAGCCATCACACCGCTGTAACCAGAGTCATACAGTCCTGATGTAATGAATACACCGTTACGGTTCAGAGTTGATCTTGTGATTACCCAACCAGCCTCATCTGGACCAATCGTGACGATGTTCTCCATCACAACTTCGTAAGTGCCTTCTGCAATATGGTACCAGCCATCATCTGGCACTATCTCACTTGTTCCTCTGTGCTTCTTATCTGTTTCACTAATCTCAAACGTATTATTATTGATTGTAAATACTTTACCAAGTCTCAGATCAATAGCATTAGGCTGGCTATCGCCATCCTGTACAGCTGTTAATCTGGAGTTTGAGTTCTCACCCAATATATGAATCATAATATTGTCCCTTCCCGCTCTGGATCATCAGCGTACATAATTAACATAATATAATGAACTGCTTTCAGCAAATCTTTCTTGTTCTTACCAGCCTTCTTACCATACCGGCAAAGATACTTTATTGCAGTATCTCTAGCAGTCGTGTCTAGCGAGTCCATCGATTCCCAGATATCAATTACTTGAATATCTTTTGCAACGTAGTGCTCGCCATAAGTTCCATCAATATAGTCAGCAACCTGTCTTAAATACTTTGCTTCATTGTATTTGTGAGTCATAGAGGATCTTCTTCCCAAGTATAGGCCTCAATTGGATCGGCCAAGTAAATTGAAACTAACTCGTCTATTGTCTCTTTATTTGATGTTGCAGTCAACATTGCTTGCTTAGAAGATGTACGGAAATGGAAATCGACTTCTTCTTCGTACTTCCCTTCAAGTATTCCTGTTGGTGAATCATCAAAGAACTTATTGGCATGTAGGCCGTACCAGATAGCTGCACTACTATCCCAAGTATCAATATAGTCAGCAAACTGAGACATCAAACGAATCTCGTTAGGACCATCTAACATACCTAGTAGGTGAATCTTCTTACCATTTGTTTTAGCAATATCAAGGATGCCGGAGTCATGTAAGTCTTGCATGAACATAAACCGACTAACAAACCGTTGCAGTTTGTTTCCTTTTTCGACTCCGTATGCATTCGGAATAGAAAGAATTGATACACCGATATAATCAACCGCATCAGACTGAGCAGCCCAGTTGAATGATGCAAATAGATCTTCCGGATCACCAATCTTTGATTGAGGACAGAAGAATGTACCGAATCCTTTTTCTTTCAAGATTGGTGCCATTATACTTGCTGCATTGATTGTCTTGGCACCCTTCTCATTAGGATAATCAGACATGACAACATAATCAGCACCTACCCGTTGAGCCATAGTAACGAGTTGAACTGAATCATACATTGGACGACCTTGCTTGTACATCTCAAACGCAGAGTTATCAAGAATGATTGTAGAGTCATTCTTCTTTTCGTTGATGTAAAAGTTGGTATACTCTTCACTCGTCTCGACTAGGTGAGCAAGTGTTAGGTGAGCTGGTGCGCCAGATACGAGATCTAAATGAGGGATGGGGGCAATGTGACAAAAACTAGCCATAATTATTTCCAATCATCATAAACATTACTAAAATATACACGGCAACCATTCTCACCGTCTTCACTCACTTCAATCCGGATATCACGTCTCGGATAGTTCTCTTTAATATAGACTGCAAGTTCACTTGCTAACATCTCACAAGACATATGATTAAGTTGCAATGTGCCTTTATTATATAGGCTTTCAAGCTCACGTTTCAGCAAAATAAATTCTACATCTCTATCATCATGGAACACCTCTAACTCCACTCTGAAGTGGAAGATATGGCGGTGTTCATTTCCCAAGAATGATACTGCGGCGAGCTTGGGATCAGTTGCTGCAGCTGGATACTTGTGAATTCCTTCCTTCTGGAACGTAACCCAAATAAATGATTTAGTCATTTATCCAACCTTTCTTTTGCTTATGAAGTCTAGTTTGTGACGTGTAGTCACTTCAAACAAACCATCACGAAGATGTCCGTTGTCTCGTAACCACTTAATCATATCTTCGCGAGCATACCACGCAATCCAACCAGTTTCAACACAAACGTGACAGATCCGATCACTAGTTTTTTTAGCTGCGCGCAACCATCCATCTGGTTTTGTTTCCACATAGAATGTTCCGTACTTGTTCATATTTGACTTAACGTCTATGGAATAGAAGTTCTTCCAAGTTGGTTTCTTGATCTCAACATCAATACCATGCTTCTGACTATCGAAGTCTGATTCGCGATCAATCACTTCATATCCCCATCCAGTGAAAGCTTCAATCACAAGCAATTCAGCTTGACGAGCTTTCTTAACCCCATCTCCAAATGCCTCAACAAGAGTAGGTGTCCATTTTTTAGTCAATCGTTTCATACTAATCTCCATAATAAAAAAAAGCCAGCCCAAGTAAAAAGGGCTGGCACATTCAATTTACCAAATTAGGCAAATGCTGAGGAACCACCAGCTGCATATGCCAACGCAACCATACGGCGTGATGGAGTACCCATACGGAATGCTGTCTTGCCATTCTTAGTTTTGTTGGTGTAGATTGAGTACCCTTGGCTACGCAGTTCAGAAACGCGTGCTGATAGGTTAGTTACACCGAACAAGCCAGATGCTTGTTTAGGAGTAATCTCTTTACCAGATTTGAAGAAGCTAATCAATTTTTCATGCTGTGTCATATTATTTCCTTTAAAGTTAAAAATCAAATCACCGGATCACCGTCTCGTAGAAAGAGATTAGATGCCAAGAAGTCGAGACGTTTAGATGAGGTAGTGGTATTAACCTCATCAATGAACTGCTGGATCTTGTCCTTGTGTTGAAACTGATCTAATAAGACGAGCATTGCACTCTTCTTAGTTTCAAGACTTTTTGCAGCCCATACTTCTTTAGCAAATGTTGATAAATCTCTCATTCGACTAGTATACTATGACCAAAGTATCAAGTCAACGCTTCATTGCTTGCAAGTTAATATTTGCAAAGAATTCTTGTTTAACGCTATCATTATGGAATAGACCGTGAACAACTGATGTCTGGGTCATTGATGAATGAGCCATCACACCTCTATTATCCATACATCCGTGAGTAGCTTCAATATAGACTCCAACGTTTTCTGTATCAGTTGACTTCATAATCTCACGTGCAATCTGGTTAACCAGTTCTTCTTGTAACTGGCCACGACGACTGCACCATTGTGCAATACGAACATACTTGGAGAGTCCAATCACACGACCAGTAGGAATAATACCAATGTAGCAAATACCCTTAACAGGCTGGTGATGATGTGAACACATTGAGCGAAGCTCAGCACGTGCAACAAGCATTCCCTCGAACCGGTTCTCACCTTCGTTAGGGAATGATGTTGTATCGGGTGCAGGCTCAAACCTTCCGGCCATCAGCTCATAGACATACATCTTAGCAAGACGCTTTGCGGTATCTTTAGAGTTAGGATCGTTGTCTGTGTCGATAAGAAGGGAGCTAAGGACGCCTTGAAACTTACCCGCTAGCTCATTTATTAGCTCACCTTTTGCTTCCTCAGGAACATACTTAGAAATATTATCACAAGCAAAGAACCGGTGGCCATCACTCTTCATCTTATCACGAATCACATCAGACAAATATTTACTCATTACAATCCTTCTTTAAATTAAACCGATGCCCACACTCTACTATGTTTAGGTATAAAGTTCAACAGAAACTTCATCTGGTCTGCTAATATATTTCTGTTCTGCAAGACGAGTGCTTCGGCTCTATCAGGAACATACGGAATGTAACCAAGAAGCATATTAGCTTCTTCTGGTGTTCTATCGTCCTTTTTACCGTTACATTTCTTGCAAGCTGTTACACAGTTCATCCATGAGGTTGGGCCACCTCTTGATTCTGGATGGATGTGATCTTTGGTCAACTCTGTGTCCCCAAATGTCTTAATGCAATAAGCACAGGTATGTAAGTCTCTTCTAAACAGGTTTCTGTTAGAGAAGACTGGGGTTCTTTTTTCGTATCTAAATTTTGATTTGAGAGCAATGATTGAAGAGACTTCAACCTGAGACTGTAGACCGGTCATACGAGAGATGCCACCTCTAATAGTGTACTCTTCTTCACCAAACTCCCATGCAATTAATCCTTTGCATTTAAGCAAAACTGCATCTTGCCAGCTCATCCAATTGTTTGGATATCCGGTACTATCAAGTGTAAGGATTAAGTTTCTCATAATAGTCTACATAGTGGAGCGGGGTAGGAGAATCGAACTCCTCGCTTTAGCTTGGAAGGCTAAGGTATTGCCACTATACGAACCCCGCATTATTTCTTTTCTTCTTTTTTCTTCTTACCGAAGATCTTTTCATAGTTCTCGTTGTACTTATCTTTGTCTGTAGGCCTTTGTTTAGACCCCTTACCACCATCCGACATACTCACTCCTAATACTGGTCCGGCGTACAGGAATCGAACCCATATTCAAGGTGTAGAAGACCTTTGCATTATCCATTATACTAACGCCGGAAATAATTTACTGGTTTTTAATTTAGTTTAGAGTCAAGAACAAACTCTTTTACATACTGTTCGTTTGTTTGATCTTTGACTAATTCAACATCGTTCAAATTGAATGTAATCAAGAATTCACCATCCTCTGTATGTTCTACAGTGAAACATTTGATCTCATGGAAGTGTTGATATATCTCAACAAACTTTTTAATCTGATCACGGGTTAATTCCAACTTTGCCATTACAATACTCCTTGGTGTGGGTAGTGGGACTCGAACCCACAGAACCCAGATTTTAAGTCTGGTACGTTTACCGATTACATCATACCCACAACATGATTATATAGTGAACAATCA